ACATGGACGCGATCAAGGGAAGCCTGCGCAAGTTCGGGCAGCAGAAACCGATCGTGGTTGACGCAAAGGGCATCGTCTTGGCGGGCAACGGAACGCTGCGTGCGGCGCGTGAACTGGGCTGGTCGACGGTCAACGTCGTGCGGACTGAGTTAACCGGGACCGAGGCGACCGCGTTTGCCATTGCCGACAATCGATCCGCGGAACTTGCGGAGTGGGATGATAAACTCGGCGAAGTACTTACGTCTTTAAAGCTTGAGAATTTCCCAATTCAAGAAATTGGATTTGATGATGCGGAACTTAGTAAATTAATGTCACCAAATTTTGCCGCCGGAACTGAAGGAGACCAAGGCAAACTTGACCAGCTCGAACCGAAAATGGTAAATTGCCCTCATTGCCGAAAGGAGTTTGATTTGCGTGAAATCAGCCAAACCTGAGTTAAAAATTGACTGGGCAACTCATGAGTCGGCAAAACATGCGGTTGAAAAATGGCATTATAGTCGATGTCTACCAGCAGGCAAACTGGTTAAAGTAGGAGCATGGGAGAATAACAGTTTTGTTGGAGTTGTTCTGTTTGGGAGAGGCGCAACACCAAACTTAGGTAGCCCTTATAATTTAGGGCAAGATGAGTGTGTCGAACTGGTTCGCGTTGCGCTGCGATCTCATAAAACTGAGGTTTCAAAAATCGTTGCGATCGCAATGAGGTTTTTGAAACGCACAAATCCTAAACTGAAACTGGTTGTTTCATTTGCAGATCAGACACAAGGACATCACGGAGGCATATACCAAGCTGGAAATTGGATTTACGCTGGGATGGGAGCCCCTGCAAAGTTTTATGTCATCAATGGAAAGTTAACGCATCCGCGATCTATAGGGGCTAAGGGCTTAGTTCAAAACTTGGCTGGAGCCAAAAAACTTGATCCATTCGCTACTGAAAAGTTGATCCGTGGAGAACAGGGGTATTTAATGCCGCTTGACTCAGAAACGCGTGAGCGTGTTAAACATCTAGCTAGACCTTATCCCAAACGCGCTGGAAGTGACACCAAGGACACGGCGGGCCTCCAGCCCGCAGAGGGCGGTTCAACTCCGACCCCAGCGCTCCAATTATGAGCGACGATGCGCAGTCGTCAGTGGCGATTTACGCAAAGGTAAACCTTGCGAACATCGTCAAGAAGCTGAAGGCCGGAAAGACTCTGAGCGGATCCGAGCGCAAGGCGCTGGACGAGTACGAGGAACAGCAGGCCGGCACGGAATGGGTCAAGGACGTGTCGGCGTTGGCGCGTGAACTTGGATATTCTAGGCAGACCATTTATGAGGCGCGCAATCGTTTTCCGAACGATGCGCCAGCGAAGCATCCGGACGGAAAAAAAGAGAACCTGAATGCCTGGAGAAAGTTTTGCGCCGACAAACTAATTGGCAAAGATGTTGCAACTAAGACACTCGCCGATCTAAAGGCCGAGTTGATGCGCGAGCAGATCGAACTTGCGCGCGCGAAGAATCGACGAGAGGCAGGAGAAATGATTGAGCGCGAGGTTGTAAGGTCGATGCTGCGGCTGTTGTCGCAGAAGCTAGACCTGCTGCTGCGGCTCAAGCTGGAGGTCGAACTGGGGCCGCGCGTCGTTGGCAAATCAGCTGCGGAAGCGAACGTGGAAGGCAGCCGGATTCTGGACGAGATCCGCGAGGTGATCGCCGGCAACATTGCAAGGTTCGAAAGCGACGCCGTAACTCAAAGCAAATCAGGAGCAACAGTCGAGGAGGCCGAGGCGTAAGGTTACAAATCGGGCCAGCCGTTCCATGCTCTTTTTTCTGGCAATGCCAAGCGGCTTGGGTTTTAGTGGTCGCATGGAAAACAACAACACCACCAAGATCGACAACCGCCATTACAGCCTGACCGAGATTGCGGTCGGCCAACTCACCGCTGCGGACCTGATGAGCCGCGGCTGGGAGCCGAAGATGTGGATCGCAAAGGGCGTACGCGGCGCGCAGTTCATGGTCTACCAGAGCAAGGCAACGGGTCAGTTCGTGCGAGTTTGAGGGAGACAGTTTGCTTTATGCAGCCGACTCCTGACGAAATCCGGCAAGTCATGCGCGAACTTGGCCGGCGTGGGGGCAAAGCTAAGTCGACAGCCAAAGGCGAAGCAGCGCGCAGCAACGGCAAACTTGGCGGAAGGCCAAAGCAGAAATGACGCTTGAGGCTGGCGACGTGGTAGTGGTCCGCGCCAACTTCCGCGGCCGAGACGATCCGCAGTATGTCTATATCGTGCAGGAGATGCGCGCCGATGGCGTGGCCGTCATCGTGCCACTAGTCGGGCAAACTGAGTTTCTTTCCGTGCAGGCAAACACTTTGCAAAAGATACCATGAAACGTGTGCTCGTTGCTTGTGAGTTTAGCGGCACGGTCCGCGATGCTTTTGCTCGCCGCGGCTGGGAAGCGTGGAGTTGTGACCTATTGCCGACTCAGTCACCTGGGCTGCACTTTCAAGGAGACGTTCGAAACATCTTGGAAGGCTGGACTCCGGTTCGATTTCAAGGAGAATGCGATCCAGAAGGAGATTGTGGGGAATGCTTGGTCTCCGGTCTTTTCACGGGTGACTGCCAGTGTTACGGTCCAACGCAGGACGGCATCGAATATGTCGAACGTGATGGAGTGCTTTGGGGTAGGCCAGAAGATCGGCCACATTGGGATCTGATGATAGCGCATCCGCCTTGCACTTATCTGTGTTCCTCTGGGTTGCATTGGAACAAGCGCGTTTCCGGCCGGCAGCAAGAGACAGATCGCGCGCTGGACTTCGTGCGTGAGTTGCTGAATGCGCCGATTGAAAAGATCGCTTTGGAGAATCCGGTTGGCTGCATCTCCACAAAGATCCGGAAGCCGGATCAAACGATTCAGCCGTGGCAGTTCGGTCATCCTGAAAGCAAGGGCACTTGTCTTTGGCTCAAAGATCTTCCGCTGCTAAAGCCGACCAATGTTTTGCCGATGCCGGCAAGTGGTCGATGGGATAACCAAACGCCGAGTGGTCAGAACAAATTGGGGCCGAGTTCGAATCGGTGGGCGATACGTTCAAAGACTTATTCTGGCATCGCTGAAGCGATGGCGGAACAGTGGGGAGCGATTGCATGAGCGCCGAGGAAAATCTACTAACCGACTTCCAACTCTCGCAGCCCGACCGCGCGCCAATCTACGACTGGGCACGTCGCAACGTGCAGCTGCCGGAGAGTTACGCCACGCCTGGACCATTCAACGTGCGGCTGTCGCCGTGGCTGGTGCCAATCTTTCAGGCGCTGCAGAATCCGCTGATCCGGCGCGTACACTTCCGCAAAGCAGTTCAAATCGGCGGCACGCTGGTCGCTGATGTCTGGCTGCCGTGGATCATCGCGAACGATCCGGGACCGATCAGCTGGACGATGCAGACCGACGACATGGTAGAGCGTCACGCCAAGACGCGGCTCTGGCCTTTGCTTGAGCGTTGCCGGCCAGTGGCTGCTATGCTTCCCAAACCTGGACCGCACCGCACGACGACCGAGATTTACTTCGGCGGCTTCTTCCTGACCTTAAACGCGGCCAATCTGTCGACGCAGCAATCGCAGTCCATCCGGTACAAGATCAACGACGAGATCTGGCTTCCACGCTGGCAAGAGACTTACGGTCACGCTATCGCGCGCGTGAGTAAGTTTGAGGAGGTCGGGCGCTCCAAGGTTTACAACGTGTCGCAGGCTCCGATCATGGACGAGCAGACCGGCAACGTGGAGCACGCGAGCTACACTTCCGGCAACCAGCAGGAGTGGCACGCAGAGTGTCCCAGCTGCCACAAGCCGCACGTCATCGCGTTCGATCAAGTGGACGGTAGCAATCGCGCCGGCGTCGTCTGGGACCGAGCAGCGAAGCGCGACGATAACTCGTGGGACGTGGCCCGCGCGGTGGAGTCGTGCCGCTTCCGTTGCATTCACTGCGGCTATGAGTCGAGCGACTCCGATGCTACGCGCGAGGCATGGAAGAAGTCCGGCCACTATGTGCCGCAGCGACCGGACGCCACGGCAGAGGTCCAATCCTTTCGCATCGAAGCGCTAGTCTCGCGTCCTATGCGCCTGCTAGTGGAGGACTGGTGCGAGGCCGAGAACCATTCACTGCGGACTGGCGACGATCAGATGCGCATCGACTTTCGAACGAAGCGCGAGGCCAAGCCGTGGCTCGTTACAAAGAAAACGATCAACCTTTTCCTGAAGGACTCTGGCTACACGACGGCGCAATATCGTGCCGGCGAGAAGATCGACAACGAGGTCATCCGGTTTATGGCGTTGGATCGTCAGCTGGATCATTGGTGGTGCGAGATCGGCGCGTTCAGCACGGCGACTGGTCCGCGCTATCGCCAGCTATGGTTTGGCCGCATCGACACGCGGGACCAGCTGCGCGAGATGCAGCGCGTCTATCAAGTACAGGATGCGTGCGTGGCGCAGGACAGAGGATATCGGCCGAGCGATGTGGACCGCGATTGCGCCGAGTTTGGCTGGCGAGGAATGCGTGGCTATGGTCGCAAGACGTGGACCATGCGCGACGAGCACAGCGACAAGCTGGTCAACTTTCCGTTTTCAGAGCCGCGCGTGAGTGACTACCGCGGAGGCGATGTCTACTTTTACGAGTGGTCCGGCGACTACTTCAAAGATACGCTAGCGGTGGCTCTGGATGGTAAGGGCGATCTAAAGTGGGAAATTCCCACCGACGCGAACCCGCTCTACCTCGAGCACCTCAAGGGCGAATCGAAGGTAGAGGTCCGATCCGGCGTTTGGGAGTGGCGCGAGGTGCGCAGTAACGCGCCCAACCACGGCCTGGACACGTCGGCCATGCTGCTTTGTATGGCGACCATCGCCGGCGTCATTCGGTACACGCCGCCTCCGGATAAATAGGATTAACGCTAGCGCGGTCCACCGTCAAAAGGTTGGACAGTTGCCGCTTTTACATGGGCAACGATAATCCGTTCGAAGGACTGGACAGCGCGACGTTGGCAACGCTGAAGACCGAGACCATTTCAGCTATCCGCGCGGTGCTGGTGAATTCGTCCTACAGCCTCAACGGCAAGAGCGTGACCCGTGCGGATTTGACCCGCCTCAACATTATGCTCGGTCAGATCCAGTCGGCCATTGACTATCAAGCCGGCACGACGACCGACCAGACTTTCGTTTCTTTTAACGGCAACTAACATGGACTTCGACGCTTCAAAGGTCATCAGTTCTGCGCCTTGGTATGACAAGGCCATCTCGGCCATCGCTCCGGCCTGGGGCTTGAAGCGCATGGAGTCGCGCGTGCAAGCTGCGTTGTTCAACTACAACGCGGCCATGACGAATCGGCTGTACGCTCCGAAGCAGTACGGTCTGCCAAGCGAGTCGTCGACTACGGTGCGCGACCGTATTGTGATGATGTGGGAAAGCCGCGACCTCGTGGAGAACTTTCCGGAGGCGCGCGAGATCAGCCGCAAGTTTGGCAACTACCTGACGCCCCATGAGTACAGCCCGACGACAGGTGACCGCGACTACAACGCCATCGTTGCGGATTACTTCCACGAGTGGTGCAAGACGTGCGACGTGACCGGCCGGCATACTTTCAAGAAACTTATCCAGCTGGCGGCAGAGCAGCGCCCGGTTGACGGCGACTGTGGCTTCGTCATTCGACGCGTCGATGGCGAACTGAAGATTCAGCTGGTGCCCGGAACGCGCATCGGCAATCCCAATATGCTCGGCTCAGAGCCGAACAACTATTTCCAAGGATTGTTCACGAATGAGTTCGGTCGGCCCGTTGCCTACCGCATCTTCCGCGTGACGCGCGAGGGAGTCTATTATGATCCAGAAGACATCGAAGCTCAGTTTTTCTGTCATTACTTTGATCCGTTCCGCGTGGACCAATACCGTGGAATCACTGACTTCCATGCTGCGATCCGCACGGCTCGGATGCTCTACGAGATTCTCGAAGCTGAAAAGGTTGGCGTCCGCTTTGCTAGTCAG